ATGGTCGGCTTTATTCCTCGAACAATCTTATATTTGTTTTTTCCACTAGAAAATTCTACTTCAACCAAACAGTTTTTATTATTAACTGAATTAAGAAGTTGCGGCTTTGTAATAGATCTATGTGGTTTACCAAATAAACCAAACGATATCGCATCAAGCATTGTTGATTTACCCGCACCGTTATGTCCTACGATGAGAGTTGATTTCGTTTTATTTAACTGGATTTCTGTCGTGTTATTACCAGTGGAAAGAAAGTTTTTCCACCGTACGATTTCAAACATAATCATTGGATTTCGAGAGCCTGTGCTTCTTTCATTAATTCATGCATTTTCATCTTTATCACGTCTTTCTCTAAGTCAGTATCAACATTATCAATATATGCATTAAGAAGTACTGAGGTATCTTCAATTGATACTTCAGTATCTTCTACGTTTTCACCCATAAACTCTTGGAAATTTTCTTGTATTTTTAGATCATGTATATTCAGGTTTTGAATTCTATCAACAAACCTATCAAAGGTAAACAGATCAGTTTTGTTTTTTACAACAATTTTTACAAACTTATTTTTTAGATAGGTTGTATCAAATTCATTGTAGTCTTTATTAGTATCATCATAGATTATTTTTTCAAATGATGTGACAGGATTTCTTACACTAGTTAATGCACGAGTTTCTGTATCTAACACATGAAAGTATTTAGGATCATGAGCATCAGACCAAAAAAATTCCATTTGAGAACCAAGATAGTGTATGTTATCTTGACTTGATTTTACATGAAAGTGACCTGATAAAACCATTTCAAATCTTTTGAAAATATCTCTGGATAATCCTCCATCGTGCCTATGACCACGCATTACTTCAAATCCTGATAACTCTAAATGAGCACCAATAATATCAGCCTGACACGTTTCAATAAATTTCATAGACTTATCATAATTGTCTTGGCATATCCAAGGGATAAGACCCATTTTTAATCCATCGTAATCCATGACAGTTGGTTCCATAACAATATGAACTTCATTCATATAATGGCCAAGCAATTCTTTTAGAGAATTTAGATCATTAGTATTTTTGTAAAAGGTATCGTGATTGCCTGGGATGATGTCCATAGTAACACCGTGCTCTCGCAACCTATTCAAAAATACATTTCGATTTGAGTTAAGACATTTGAAATTAACATATTTACGATGATCATAATAATCACCTAAGTGTACAATATGTTTAATATCATTTTCAATCATGTGTGGCCAAAAGATATTATTATAAAAATCTTCTTGGTGCTTCATAAAAACTTCTGATGAGTTTCTTATGCCACAATGTGTATCATTAAGTATAGCTATTTTCAAGTCATAAAATCCTGTAAGTCTGAATCAGTAGCTTTCTTTTTCTTTGTTTTTTTAGCATATTCTTTAACAGTAGTATCTTGTGTTTTTACACGATCAATACGTCCTTTTAGAACATCTACAAAGTGTTGCTGAACTAATCCTGCTTGAGCATTATCACCTTCAACAGTCATAAACTCTTCAATGCCTGATTGTGATAGATACTTGAATTTAATATCTTGTTGTTTCTTTTCTTTTGCAATTCGCCTAAGAAAAGCGTACCACGAAATTTGTGTAAAGTAAGCAAACGCGTTTGGTTTACCTGTCCGTGTTGCAGCTTCAATATTATAATTTTCAATCGCTTTTAAGCAGTTTTCTACAGCGTCCATTACCATCTCTTCGCGATATGTGTAGCGAATAAAGTTTGACTTGTGTGACAAGCCTTCAGCAATTCTTAGAAAACAGGATGCGATATAATCTGTGACAACAGGAAGAGGTTTACCAGTATCTTTGGCTTCTCTAACTGTCATGACATAAGCTACCACGGACTGGGAAAATTCTGCGTTGTTCACGTAATGTGGTTTTTGTCTGGCTGCGACTTTCACCAAGTCCTCCTAAGGTTATCTTTCTGTTATTAAATTCTAGATATATTATACAACAGATCGTAGGAAAAGTACAATACTTTTTTTTTATTTTTTTGCATTTTAGGGGTGTACACGAGCCTAAAACTATGGTATAATTAAAGAGTAGTGTTGAGGATAGGGATATACCGATATCAGTGTATGTTATCTGATCCAGGAAATTTAATAATATTCTCAAACTTTATTTGACTATCTGAATCTTCCCAATCAGTTTCTAGTTCCATTTTTAGATCTCTCATCTTAGAGAAGTATTCTTCCATGGCTTTTCTAGTTTCATCTATAGAAAGAAGTTTATTGTCTTGTGCATCTGAATTAAGATCTTCTACAGCTTTGCCGTATTCCTCAATAAGAGCACGTGTAGGAGTACATTCACCTACAATATGACCAGGGTTTAGGATTTGTACATGTTGTCCGTCACCTTGGTATAACATAAAAGGTCTAAAGGCGTAATACCTTTGTCCTGATGTTGGATTTTCTACGTTAATTAATTTAAGAGTATTTCTAACAAGAATACTTTCTTCATCATTTTCTCCAAAATCTAGTACTTCACAAACTATTTCTTCTGAATTAGAAAGCTTAAATTGCCGTAGACTAATTTCTGTTACTGATTGGTTGTTCATGATTTATTTATATTCCTATTTCAACTACTTTGTAGTCAAATCTTTCTTTGCTGTAGATTTTAACTCGCTCTTCGCCGTGCGAGAGGGTGTAATTCTTTTTTGATTTCCACTGGAAGTTGTCTGTAATGTCGAAAAGTGATGTATCTCGTCCGTCATCAGACTTCCGTAACCCACGTCCAATACTTTGGAGAACTTTAATTTGAGATTTAGACGGTGAAGCAAAAATAATATTATGGAGATTTCTGATATTAATGCCAGTACTAAAAGTACCAAGACTTGCCACGATAATTGCATCTTTTTGTTTCTCCGTTATTCTACGGATTGCTTCTCTATCTGAAGTATCAGTTTCTCCTGACACAAAAAATACTTTACGACCTTCATCTGCCTTACTATTTATTAACTCATATAAAGGCTTTCCATGCTTTTCTACATATTGAAATAACACAAGGGTATTACCGCTTTGATCACATGCAAGATTACGAATAAACTTATTTCTTTTTTCATATCCTACTATAAAATCTATTTCGTCTTGATATTTTCTACTAGATACGTCTTTTCTAATTTCGTCAGGATATGTAAGCTTGATACATGTAATGTTAAGTTTAGCAAGAGTGTCGTTATCTTGAAGATCTCTAGTAGTAGTTACATTAAAGACTCTTCCAAACAATCCTTCCAAAACAAGCTTATGAGTTTGAGTACCATCAAGAGTTCCTGTTGTACCAATTCTATATATTGTTTTTTCAGCTTTGTTCATGATACCAGTTAAAGATTTAGATTTGAATCCATGTACTTCATCTCCAAAAATTCCTACAAATTGATTATACCAGGTTTTTGGTAATTTGTAAACAGACTGCCACGTGCTTATAACAACTCTTTCCGATAAATTTGTTTTTGGTTTACCAGAATATATTTTATGAATTTCACTACTAGCATCAAATGAGTGATCACCTTCAGCGTACTCTACAAAATCACCTGCCATTTGTTCTACCAAAGAAGTAGTAGGTACAATAATTAATACTTTGCTGTCAGTATTTTCAAGTAAGTATCTCATTAATGTATAAATGATAAGAGACTTTCCTGATCCAGTAGGAGATAGCGCAATAACTCGTCTTACAGTAAGAGCTTTTTTTACAGCAGCGAATTGGTAATCTCTTATAGCAAAAGGAAGAAATAGAGAATCTATAAATTTATTAAGTTCATCTCCAGTAACTTTTTCTATATGTGTCAACTCAGGATCACAAGTTAATTTATAACCGCGTGATGAGCAAAAATTCATAACGTAAGTTAATAGACCAATTGGTAACTCACGTGTTTGCATGTTCATAAGACGAATTTTTCCATCCCATACTTTATTTCTATAAGCAGGCATGAACTTATAACCTGGAACATAAAAGCTAAAAAACTCTACGAGTTCTCGTGCTATTCCAGAATCTGACTCGATTAGCATCGAGCTTTCATTTTGTTTTATTAAATTAACATCAGACACCGGCTTCAAATTGTCTCCACTTGATCATATTGCCTATTGTTTGGTGTCTCCATTTAATGTTCTCTACAATTTCATGTAAGGTTTCAATAACAGTTTTCCAGTACTCTTCTAACTGTTCACTTTCCTGTATCTCAGGATCTGAATCATAATAGTAATCCATTTCACCCTTAAGAATTTTCAAACCATTAAAAGGATCTGGCTTCCAACCTTTTTCTTTCAAAGTTTCTTCATCCATCTTTCCATTATAATATAGCCATTTTTCTTTTAATAAGATTTTCTGCTTAGACCTAACTCTTTTAAGTCTAAGTTTTGACTGCGATAACATGTCTAAATATTTAGCATGAAGCTTAGGTGTTTCTTCAGAGGCTTTGTCTAGGTAAGTGCCGATTTGACAATCTGTACGCCATTCATCTAAAATCTTTTCAAGTTCTATCATTATATACTCACACTATTAAATTAAATCAAAATAACTAAATCTGAAGTTTGCTGGAAATACTATATATTGTACATCTCCGGCTGCAGCTTCAAACGCAACGTCTCCTAATGAAGTTGGTATTGCATCTCTATATACTATTTGTTTTGTTACATTATTATGACTACTCATAATTGAAACTGTTATATCTGCACTGGAAGGTCCAGCGCCATCAACGACCTGTGTTGGACTAGCATCTTCATTTTCTACAAATGATTTAAGCCAACCAAACAATTCTGTATATGCTGTCATGTCTTCATCTAAAATAATCATCATACTTACTTCGCCAAATTCTAAAGAATCTGCTGTCATAGGTATACCTGCGCTTAGACGAGGTACCATTAATGATGGACCAACAGCATTCATTGCTGGATGCATTACACTTTGAGCAAAAAACTGTAAGTTAGGAAAATACTTCCTATTAATTGAAACTCTAAACCCGTTTGGTTGTAGATAATTCGTGTTGCTTGTTAGCGTCGAAGTATCAACACCTGTGGTAATTGTTCTAGTAGTTGCCATAATTCACACCTCTGTTTACTTTATTTATACACAAAAAAAGGGGCCCTCCGAAGAGGACCCCAGTGCGTTTTTGACGTTTCTTATCTATGCAAGAATGTTGTCAACTCTAAAGATACGGAAGTACTGGTTAGACTTCACTGTACCCAGACCGTTGTTAGCGATAGCACCCGGAGTAAATGGGTTACCTGCCATGCCGTAACGTGTCTTAAAGCCAATCTTTGGCTGGAATGTATCTTCACCAACCGCTCTCACCATTGTTAGCGGAACGTATGGACAGTAGAAGATACCTGCGTCATATGGGTTAGTACCCTTATAACCAACAGTAACGTAGTCAGCAGTTGCATATGGGTCAATGTAGACCTTTGTGCGACCGTTAAGAACACCGGCAAATGTATTACCTGTGTCATCTACCTGCAAGTTAACTGACAATGCAGGAGTGTAATCCAGCATGCCTGAAGCAGCTAGAGCAGAAGCTACGTCTGAAGATGTGATAAGGAAGTTACCACGGCCTCTACGTGTTTCTTTAGCAATCGTGTTTGCTTCTCTTTCGATCTGTACAATCAGACCTTTGAACTTCTCAACTGACCAACGGCCGTCTGCATCTGTT